GAACTTAATAAGCTTCTTCGTAAAGACGCAAGATATGAAGAATTTTGGGACAGAATACAAAACAGTATTGAAACAATAAAAGCACCTGTTTTTCAAGAAGTAAGTGCTATTGGTGGAGAAAGAATTGGTCTTGTTGGTTTGAGCGACATTCATTTCGGAAAAATCTTTAATTCATATAATAATTCCTATTCTACTGAGATTTGTAAACAAAGATTAAATACTCTTATGAATGAAATTATAGAATGGGTAAAAGACAGAAATATTGTAGAATTACATATACTTAATTGCTCCGATAGTTTGGAGGGGCTTTTGCGTATTAACCAGATACGTGTACTCGAAATGGGTGTAATTGATTCTGCTATTGAATTTGGAAGAATGATGGCTGAATGGTTAAATAAATTATCTAAATTTATGCCACTTACATATCATCATGTAAAATCGGCTAATCATACAGAAGTTAGGTTTTTAAATGTTCAAGCAGGTTCTTTTCCTGATGAAGACTTGGAAAAAGTGATTATTAATTATATACATGATGTATTAAAAGATAATCCAAGAATTAATGTTCCTTTGTATGAGTCTGAATATACTGTATTTAGCATTAATGGCAAGAATATAGTTGCTTTTCATGGTCATCAACATAAAGGCAAGAAACCTGAAACAGTATTAAAGGAATTACAGATATTACTTAATATTAAGATCGATTACATGATAATTGGACATTTACATTATGGTTCTATTTCTACTGTTGGTGAAAATGAATATGGGAATATAAAAGTTATTATACTTCCTTCTATTATGGGTTCTGATTCTTTTAGTGATAGTTTACTTACTGGTGCTAAAGCTGGAGCAATGTTGTTTGAATTTAATACTAATAAAAAAGGTATTACTACTATTGAAGTTGTTTTAAATTAATATTATAAAATAAAATAAGGTAGGTGAATTTAATATGGCTATGACTTTTAAACATGAACATATTGTAAATGATAAAGACATTACAGAAACTTACTCCATTGGTGACACAAATGTTTCTGAAGAGACTTACAATAAACTATTAGGTGATTATACTGATACTATGGTATATAAAAAACCAGCGAGTAAATTAAAACCAGAACCAGAACCAGAAATTGAAGAAGAAGAATATGATTTAGAGGATGTTGTAGATCGTATTAAATCACTAAAAAAAGATGATGCAATTATGTATTTAGCAGAAATATTAGAAGGTGAATTTGAAAGTGGTTATGATGCTTCTACGGTTGATACATTAAGAAATAATGCTGATTTATTAAATCAGATTGCTAATGAAGTTGAAAATTTTGTTTATGAGTAAAATGTTATCAATTAATAATATAAAACTAATTTGGGAAGGGTATCGGAAATAATATTCTAATATAGTATGAAACAAAAAGGAGTAAAATTATGGGTAGACCAAAAGGTAGTGGAAGTAAAAATAAAAAATCCATACCTTTAAAAATGATATGTCAAAGTCCAACTTGTGAAAAAGCAGGAGTAGAACAACCAATTGGATCTTTTTATAATACTAATTCTACTATTTTACCCAAATATCCAGTATGTAAAAAATGTTTACAAAAACTTATTAATATAAATGATATGCAGACTATTTATAAAGTGTTAAAAGAAATGGATATTCCGTTTATTCAAAGTATATGGGAAATTGCTCTTGAAAAAGAACCAAATAACCCATTTGGAAAACTTATAACTATGACAAATTCACTACCTCAATATCGTGGAATGAAATGGTGTGATAGTGTTTTTGAAAAACAAAATAATAATGAAAAACGCAATGAAAATGGTACAATATATAGCTTAGAATGGTGTGGCACATATTCTGAAAAAGATTTAAAATATCTTGATGATTACTTAGAATCATTACAAAAAGATTTTAAAATTGTTACACGTAATCATATAGATTATGCAAGAAAAATAGCCAAAGCAAGTTTAGCAATGGATAAAGCATATGAAGATATGCTTACCAGTGGTTCTGAATCAAAATATAAAACATTAAAAGAGATATTTGATACTTTATCAAAATCTGCTCAATTTGCAGAGAGTCAAAGAGGTATTAATGATGTAAGTCTTGGTAATTTTGGGGTTGTATTTGACAAGGTTGAAAAACATATGTGGGTTCCTCCTTATTGTCCAAAAGAACCAGACATATATGATAAATTGATAGATCAATTTTCAAATATTAATAAGTCTTTATAGAATGAAAGGATGGTCATATTTGGCTTCTCATAAAAATTTTAGCCATAAAAGCAGGAAAATAAAAGATGGTGATTATTATGATTATGATAAGTCAGATAGTTATGATCCTGCTAAAGAAGAAGATATAGCATATGAAGAATGGGTTAAATTATTATCATATTATAGATATTATATAGATAGATTTGCTGAAGATATTTTACAATTAAAATTATTTCCATTTCAAAAATTAATTTTAAGAGCAATGGCTAGACATCAAAATACAATGTTAATATGTTGTCGTGGATTGGGAAAGTCTTATCTTGTAGCTGTTTATATGATATGTTTAGCAATTCTTAAACCAAAAATACATATAGGAATTTGTTCTGGAAAAGGACAACAAGCACGTAATGTAATTATACAAAAAATAAAAGGCGAATTATCAAAAAATGAAAATATTGCAAGAGAAATAAAATTTCCAATTAAAACTGGTGCTGATGATTGTGTAGTTGAATTTAAAAACGGAAGTGATATAAGAGCAATAGTATTAGGACAAAATTGTACTGGAGATTCTGCCAGAAGTTGGAGGTTCTCTGTAATACTTATAGATGAGGCGAGGCTCGTTCCTGATTCAACAATAGAAACAATTTTAGTCCCAATGACTAAAACAAAAAGACAAAATATTTTGGATTTACAAAATAGATATCCTGATAAAGAAATTATAGAAAAAGGTCAAATGATTTATATTTCATCTGCATATTTAAAAACTTGTGATTTATATAAAAGATTTTTATATCATTATATGGAAATGACAAAAGGTTCTAAAGAATATTTTGTTTGTTCATTGGATTATAGAGTTGGAGTTCAAGCTAAATTATTTGATGAAGACGATATTTTAAAAGAACGAGACAAACCTTCTATGACATTGGATAAGTTTAATTATGAATATAATGCTATGTTTGTTGGTAGTTCAAACGAATCATATTATCCGTATGAATTAACTGAAAAATGTAGAATTATTGAAGAATGTGAGTTAGAACAACCTAAAAAATCAGTTTCTATTTATGTAATAACACATGATGTAGCGGTATCTGATGTAAAAGGCTCTGATAATGCATGTACTCATGTAATTAAACTAAAACCTAAAACAAATGGAACATATACAAAAGAAATTGTTTTTACTAAAGCATTAAATGGAGCAACATTAATTGAACAAAGAGATTTTTTAAGAGAATTAATACATATTAAATTTCCAAATACTGAAAAACTTATTATTGATGCTCAAAGTTCTGGGCAAGGACTTTTATCTTTGTTTTATGAATCATGGGAATATAAAAATGTGAAAGGTGAAATTGTTGAATATTCACCACTTATTTGTGAAAATGATGAAGCTGGATATAGGCTTAAAGGAGCAAAACCTTTAATTAGAGCTATTATGGCTACAAATTCATTTAATGTAGAATACTATCCATATATGAAATCTTGCTTTGAAGATAAAAGTCTCAGATTGCTTGTTTCTTCTAGTATTGTTGATGAAAAATATAAATCAGAAGAAATTACGCCTGAACAATATGCGGTTCATATCGAACATGATATGCTTATTCAAGAATTAAGTAATATTAAACAAGATTTTACTGATTTTGGTAAATTAACTTATAATCGAATTGTAAAAACAAAAAAAAGAGACAGAGCAACGTCTTTGATGTATGGCCTATCTTATGTGTATGAATTAGAACAAC